TATTCCAATCTGATTGAGTTAATGGGTCTTAACGAACGCTTTGCTGAGATTACAGAAGTTCCTGCTATGAAGAAGCGCATTGAGTATCTCGAACGCGCAATGGTTACTCCCGTTGACAACAAAGATTACTTCCACAACATTGTTCTATTCTCCATGTTCATTGAGAACGTATCGTTGTTTAGCCAGTTCCTTATCATGATGGCGTTCAATAAGCATAAGAACGTGTTGAAAGGCATTTCTAACGCCGTAGAAGCGACTTCCAAGGAAGAAGATGTCCATGCTCGGTTTGGCTTCGACCTCGTTAATATTATCCGTTCTGAGAACCCTCAGTGGTTCGATAAGGATACAACCAACACCATCAACGCTCTCGCCCGTGAGGCTTACAAAGCCGAGGCCGCTATTGTTGATTGGATTTATGGCGAAGAAGATCTCGCATTCCTACCTAAAGAAACCGTCAAAGAATTCTTGAAGCAGAGATTCAACCAGTCTCTTGTTGCCATTGGCCAGAAACCATTGTACACTGTAGATCCACAAGCCATTGAAGATACTCAGTGGTTTATTGAAGAAACATTGAGTACTAAGAATGTAGACTTCTTTGTCAAGCGCTCTACAGCGTATTCAAAGAAAAGTAAAGCATTTACATCTGACGATTTATTTTAGGGGAACAGAATGGCATTTGATTGGTTAAACGAACAATCACGCACGTTTCTGAGCCGGGGGTACTTACTCCCCGGTCAGAGTGCGGAAGAACGTATTCGCACTATTGCAGATACAGCTGAGAAGCATTTGGGTATCGAAGGATACTCAGACAAGTTTTATGATTATATGAGCCGTGGTTTCTACTCGTTGGCAAGTCCCATCTGGTCTAACTATGGTACTGACAGAGGTCTTCCTGTGTCATGCTTTGGTTCGTTTATTGATGATCATATGGAATCTATTCTTGAAGGGCATGCTGAGAATGGTATGCTAATGAAGAATGGTGGTGGCACATCTGGTTACTTTGGTGCTCTGCGTGGTCGTGGTGCTCCGATTACAAACAATGGTGAATCGTTTGGTGCCGTGCACTTCATGGAGATGTATGACAAGCTAGCTTCCGTTGTATCTCAAGGTAATGTACGTCGTGGGTTCTTCTCACCATATCTCCCCATCGATCATCCAGACGCAGAAGAGTTCTTAGATGTAGCTACTGAAGGTCATCCTATTCAAGGGTTGACAACTGGTATCACAGTGTCTGATGCATTTCTTGAGAGAATGCAAGAGGGAGATGCAGATGCTCGTCGTTTGTGGGCTAAGGTCCTTCAGAGACGTTCTGAGATTGGCTTTCCATACATTTTGTTCTCTGATAATGTTAATAATGGCAAGCCTGAAGTCTATAAAGACTTGAAGATGGATATTCACGCATCTAATATGTGCTCCGAGATTGCACTACCATCTAGCACAGAAGAGACATTCACTTGTGTGTTGTCATCCATTAATGTTGCTAAATGGGATGAGCTTGAGCAGACAGATGCTATCGAAACTCTAATCATGTTCCTTGATACTGTTGTAACAGAGTTCATTACCAAGACAACTGACATGCTATACTTCAAACGTGCTCGTCGGTTTGCTGAACGTCACCGTGCCTTGGGTGCAGGTATCCTTGGTTGGCACTCGCTGCTACAATCGAAGATGATTGCGTTTGAAGGTCAAGAAGCTGCTAAACTTAACCTGCATATAGCTAAGACTGTCAAAGAGCGCTCATACGCAGCTTCAGAAGAGTTGGCTAAAATGTTTGGTGAACCAGAGCTGCTAAAAGGTTATGGTCGTCGTAATACAACGCTGAATGCTATTGCTCCTACAAAGTCATCTAGCTTCATCTTAGGTCAGGTATCTCAGTCGATTGAGCCCGAGTTCTCTAACTGCTATGTTAAAGATCTAGCTAAGATGAAAGTTACTATCAAGAATCCATTCTTGTTGAAACTATTGCAAGATAAGGGTGAGGATAAGCCAGAAGTTTGGGATCACATTCGTAACAACGATGGTTCTGTACAGAAGCTGAATATTCTTACCGACGAAGAGAAAGAAGTATTCAAAACATTCTCCGAACTTAATCCAGAAGCTATTATCAATCAAGCTGCAACTCGTGGTAAATATATTGACCAGGCTCAGAGTATCAACCTTATGTTGGATCCAGACACACCTGTCAAAGAGATCAATGCTCTATATCTGTTGGCTTGGAAGCTAGGTGTCAAGAGTTTGTATTATAGCTTCTCTATGTCAGCAGCTCAGTCTTTGACTCGCAAGCAAGTGACATCAGATGGTTGTGCGGCATGCGAACTCTAAAAGTCAACATCACCTATATACCAGCAGACATAACATAGGAGTGTTACTACGTGGAAACAGAATATTGGGCACTGTGTGATGCCTGTGAGACAGAGACACAGGTGATGGTCCTAGACGAGGAAGAGATACCTCAGTATTGTCCAATGTGTGGAACCTCAGTCGATTATGAAGAATTAGAAGACTAATAAATAGCCCCAGAGATGGGGCTATTTTTTTATGTGGTATTATAATGAAGAGGCGTTCGAAGAGACGCCGGAAGAGTATCAAGGTTTTGTCTATATGATAACCGAGCTTGATACAGGAAAGAAGTATATTGGCAAGAAGTTCTTCTGGAAGCCAAAGATCTTACCTAAGACTAAAACACGCAAGAGACGCATTAAAACGCGTGTAGAAAGCGATTGGCGCAAGTACTATGGCTCATCTACAGAGGTTAAATCCTTGGTGGAGGAAAAAGGTGTTGACAACTATAAGCGAGATATACTATACTTGTGTAGAACTAAAGGTGAGTGTTCTTATTATGAAGCTAAGTTGCAATTCCAATACGATGTATTGCTCAGCGATGACTTCTATAACGAGTTCATTGGCTGTAAGATCCACTCTAAACACATAAGGAATACGAATGATTCTGATTGATTATAATGCAATTGCTATTAGCAATGTTGTGACACAGAAACTAGATATTGACGAGAACTTGGTTCGTCATATGATCTTAAACAGCTTGAGAATGTATCGCTCTAAACATCACGCTAAGTATGGCGAGTTAGTAATTTGTACTGACGGATCAAAGAACTGGCGCAAGGATGCATTTCCAAACTACAAGTTCAAACGCAAAGATGCGCGTAAAGAGTCTAAGATGGATTGGAATGAACTTTTCCGTATTACAGATATGGTTCTTCAAGAGATCAAAGAAAACTTCCCATACAAAGTTGTTGAGAACATCAACTGTGAAGCTGATGACATCATTGGAGTGCTATGTGAAGACACCCAAGAGTTTGGTAGACATGAACCTGTGTTGATTGTGTCTTCAGACAAAGACTTCGTTCAACTTCAGAAGTATGATAACATCAATCAATACTCACCGATGAAGAAGAGCTTCATTAAAGAACCCACCCCACGACGTCAGCTCATGGAGCTTATTATGAAAGGCGATCAAGCTGATGGGATCCCCAATGTGTTGAGCAATGACAATTGTTTTGTTGAGGGTATCCGTCAAACACCTTTGCGTAAAAATATTCTGGACGAGCTAATAAAAGATCCCAAAGCTAAGGGTGAAGAGGTGTATCGTAACTATCTCCGCAATAAAAAGTTGATAGATCTTGGTGAAACACCCCAAACCGTCAAAGAAGAAATTATATATAACTATGAGAGTCAGAAACCAGCTAAGCAAAACGTCCTAAATTACTTGGTTGATAAACGATGTAGACTCTTAATTGAAAGTGTAGGAGATTTTGTATAATAATGCAACCACGTAGATTAGAAGTGTATGAAGTGTTCGAAGCCTTCGCTAAGGCAAAGACACGAGAAGAGAAAATAGACATTCTCAAACAAAACAACCATCATGCGGTTAGAGACATCATTAAAGGTGCCCTTGATCCCAACATTGAATGGAACCTGCCAAAAGGCCGACCCCCCTTCACAGAGAACAAACCTGAGAGTACTCCCTCATCATTGCTGAGAGAGAATCAGAAGTTCACATATATTGTCAAGGGTGGAAAAGGAGATAACATGCTTCATATAAAGCGTGAGCGTCTTTTCATCGGTATATTAGAATCAGTGCACCCACAAGACGCGGAGCTAGTATTAAAAATGGTTGAAAAGAAAATGCCAGTAAAAGGGATGACCCGAAAAATTGTCGAAGAGGCTTTTCCAGGATTATTGTAGTATGTCAACCGATTGTTAATTCCAAATGCCGTAG